GGGCGGAGAACAAGAAGTAGCAGATGTGCTTACGCAAGTTTATGCTTATATCGCAGATTACAACAAGTTAGATTGGGTAGAACAACAAGTTTTCTCTGATGGTCTTATACAAGACCGTGGTTACTTTGATGTAAGAGTTGACTTTACTGAACACATACAAGGAGAAATCACCATAGAAGCAAAAGATCCAATTGATATTCTTATAGACCCAGATGCAAAACAATATGACCCTAGAACTTGGAATGAAATATTTGAAACCAAATGGATGAGTATTGATGAGATAGAAGAAACTTATGGTCAACAACAAGCAGACAAGTTAAGAATGTTGGCGGAAACCGGTACTACTTTAGGCGCTGATTCTATGGAATTTGAAGAAGAAAGATATGGCGACACAGATGAGTACAATTACGGACAACAATATTCTGGAGATCCAGAAAATGCACGGATGCTCCGTTCTATTCGTGTCATCGAAAGACAGTACTACAAGTTAGATGACTGCATGTTCTATGTCGACCCCGTCACAGGAGACAAAAGAAAAGTACCTAATCACTGGAGCAAAAAGAAAAGAGAAGAGTTCGCAGATCAATATGCCCTAGAAATGGTGACCAAGAAGATGCGACGCGTCCGTTGGACGGTGACAGCAGACAGTGTAGTTTTGTTTGATGACTTCTCACCTTATGACCACTTTACAATTGTACCTTACTTTCCGTACTTTAGGCGTGGTAAACCATTTGGCATGGTACGAAACTTACTTTCTCCACAAGAACAACTTAACAAAATCTCTTCTCAAGAACTGCACATTGTGAACACAACCGCTAATAGTGGTTGGATAGTAGAGTCCGGGTCTCTATCCGGTATGACAGCAGATGATCTAGAAGAGCATGGTGCAGAAACTGGCCTAGTATTAGAGTACAACCGTGGCTCTACGCCTCCTGGTAAAATACCACCTAATCAAATACCTACAGGTTTAGACAGGATTGCCCAAAAAGCATCGAATAATATTAAACAAATAAGTGGTATTGGTGACGCTATGTTGGGGCAAACTAGCCCAGAACTGTCAGGTGTAGCTATAAAATCCCTAGAAAACCGAGGATCTTTAATGTTACAGGTGCCGTTAGACAATTTAGCAAAAACTAGACAGTACTTAGCTGAAAAAATCTTAAGTATGATACAAACCTATTACACAGAAGAACGTGTTATACAAATAACAGATGAATCTGACCCTTATAAACCAAGAAAAAAACTAAGGGTTAACCAAATGTCACCAGCAGGCGAAATCATAAACGATTTAACTTTAGGAGACTATGACGTTATTGTTGGTACAGCCCCTGCTAGAGATAACTTTGATGAAATGCAGTTTGCTGAGGCCATTGAACTTAGAAGTGCAGGAGTGCCAATACCAGACGACATGATTGTAGAGTACTCACATTTATCACGTAAAGCAGATATAGCAGAGAGAATAAGACAAATGCAGGGTACTGCTCCTCCGTCAGAGGAACAGATACAATTACAACAGTTCCAAATGGAATCACAAATCAGAAGTACGCAGCTTGAGATTGCTAAATTAGAAGCAGAAGTAGCTAGATTACAAACCGAAGCACAACTTAACCAGGCTAAAACACAAGCAACAGCAGCTGATCCACAGTTGAAGGTTGCTGAATTACAAAGTAAAATTCAAACTAAGCAAGAGGAACTTCAACTACGTGAGAGACTTTCAGCTCTTACAAATGATATGAGGAAGAACCAAAGCGATACTGCAGCTGCTGCTAAGATGGCTGCTGCGGCCATGAAACCAACAGGAGGTAAATAATATGGCACAAGAAAATGTAAACGAAAACCAAGAAGAAACGCTTGAGGTAATGCCAGGAGCGGATGTCTTGCCAGAAGAAGAACAAGGGCAAGATTTTAAAGTTGACATGAATTTTGAGGAAACTGAAGAACAGGAGGAAACTGAAGTTGAAGAAGAATCAGAACCAGAGGCTGAAGAAGAAACAGCAGAAGGAGAAGAAGAGGATGATGAAGAGGAAGAAACTGAAGATGTTGCTGAAGAAGAAGAAAGTTCAGGAGAAGAAGCAGTATTGGAAGACGATGCAGGAGATACACAAGAACCTGCTGAACCAGTACAGGAGGGATCTGAAGAACCAAAAGAACCTATGATTCCAAAGTCTAGGTTTGATGAAGTCTTAGCAAAACAAAAAGCTTTACAAAAGAAAGTAGAAGAACTCTCTAATCCTGTAGAAAAAATAGAAAATGCACCGGACTTTGACTTTGAGGCAAAAGAGTTAGAGTACCAGGACTTAATTTTAAACGGGCAACCTAATGATGCTGCAAAAGTAAGAGCAGAAATTAGAGCTGCAGAAAAACAAACAATGATGTTTGAGGTGCAAAATCAAATGGGACAGACCGTGCAACAAAGCACAGAGACTATGCGCCTGCAACAAAAAGCAGCAGAGATAGCGGAGCAACACGATATTTTAAATGAAAACAGTCCTAAGTATGATGAAGTTAAAACTCAAGAAGTTTTAGATTTAAGAGATGCTTACATAATACAAGGATATGCTGGTGCAGATGCTTTACAAAAAGCGGTAGATCTATTAATGCCTACTGTTATAGAGCCCGCTCCAATAAATGAACCTGATCCAGTACAGAAAAAAGTAGCAGAGAAAAAGAAAGTAGCTAATACTAAAAAGAAGATAAAAGCTGCAGAAAAACAACCCCCTGCTATGAAAGGTAAAAACAAAACAGATGCAAAAGTTGATATAAACACTTTATCAACAGAGGAATTTGATGCGCTTCCCGCAGAAACTTTGAAGAGAATGCGTGGCGATTTCGGATAAAGTGTGATATAAATAAGTTAAGTTCGCTGGCTAGAGCGACATCTAGCACGGGATCGTCCCCGTAAAAAGTCGTTTCTCGCCTACCTTGGCGTAAAACTGGTCGGGTTCGTAGCCGTAAAATTAACGAGAGCGTTGCCCCAACGACAAAGGGTACACGGATAAAAGTCGCTCCAATAAGTCGACTGGTTAATTTTAATTTAATGGAGACATTATCATGGCAAATACTAACTTTGCTGCGTTGACCAGTGAACAGCTTACCATCTGGTCGCGTGATTTTTGGCGTGTCGCTAGAAATATGTCCTTCGTTAACCAATTCGCTGGTGCGGGTTCTAACGCAATGGTTCAGAGAATATCTGAACTTACCCAGTCTGAAAAAGGAGCTAGAGCAGTATTAACTCTTTTAGCTGACATGACAGGCGACGGTATTGTTGGAGACAACACTCTCGAAGGGAACGAAGAAGCATTAAGAGCTTTCGACATCGTCGTAACAATTGACCAACTAAGATTTGCAAACAGATTATCTGGTAGACTCGCAGATCAAAAGTCAGTTGTAAACTTTAGGGAACATTCAAGAGATGCACTTGCATATGCAATGGCTGACAGAATGGACCAATTAGCATTCCTTACCTTAAGTGGTATTGGGTATAACCTTAAGAACAATGGTGCGTTAAGACCATCAATGAACTCAGGGCAAAACCTAAACGACTTAGAGTTTGCGAGTGAAGTAAGTGCACCTACTTCTAATAGACATAGAAGAGTAGATGCTACTAACGGTATTGTAGCTGGCGATGTTACTGCTTTAGAAGCGGCCGACAAACTAAGTTACAAAAATATTGTTGATCTAAAAGCTTATGCTAAAGACAACTACATCAGAGGCCTAAGAGGCGCAGGTAATGATGAGACATTCCATCTCTTCGTAACTCCGCAAGTTATGGCTGACCTTAAACTTGACTCAGATTTCCTTGCTAACGTAAGGCAAGCTGGTGTTAGAGGACCAGGCTCAAGCTTGTTCTCTGGCTCATCAAGTCTAATGGTTGATGGCATCATGGTTCACGAGTTCAGACACGTGTTCAATACAAGCAATGCCTTAACTGGTACATCATCAAATGCTGGTGCTGCTGGTTATAAAGGTGGTGCAAATGCTGATGTCAACTATTCAAGATGTATCTTTGCAGGTGCGCAAGCATTAGCAATGGCTGATATTGGTGTTCCAGATATAGTTGAAGACACATTCGACTATGGAAACCAAAACGGTATTTCAATTGGAAAAATATTTGGACTCAAGAAGCCTAAGTATCATTCTGATCACACAGGTCAGGTTGAAGACTTTGGTGTTATTGCGTTAGATGTTGCATTCTAATTGTGATATATTTTATGGGTGGCTACTAATAGCCACCCATTTTTAAGGAGAAAAATATGTGGATAGTATCAGACGAAGATAAAACAGTAGCTTCAACATGGGGAGCAACTATACATTTAAAAGCAGGTGAACCAAGACAAGTCGGACATGACTTAGGGTTACTATGCCTACAAGCAGGTTGCACAGAGATGAAAGACGCTCCAGTAGAAGAGCCTGTTGTAGAGGAACCCGTCGTAGAAGAAGTTGAAGAGTCATCTGAAGTAAATCTCGAAGCTATGACTAAAGTCGAATTAGAAGAATATGGCCGTACCTTGGGCATAGAACTAGATAGACGTAAGAAAAAGTCAGCTTTGATAGAGGAGCTAAAAGCAGCGGAGTAATATTATGGCTTTAACCGGGACAAATTTATTATCAAGGATAGAAGATATCCTACAAGACACCACAAGCGTCAGGTGGCCTGAAGCAGAATTGCTAAGATATATAAATGATGCACAAAGAGAAATTGTAAACTATAGACCAGAGTCATCTGCAAAGACTGACAATGTGCAATTAGTTGCTGGAACTAAACAAACTTTACCTGCTGATGGTCTTAGATTAATTAAAGTAACTAGAAATATGTCTGATACCTCTGGCGGTGCTACAGGTAAAAGGGCAGTTAGAATTGTAAATGTAGATATTCTTAACACTCAAGAGCCAGACTGGAATGACCCAAACGTATCTGGAGATGCAGCACATGGGACAGTAGTTAAACATTACATTTTTGATGAAGATGATCCAAAAAATTACTATGTTTATCCAGGTGTAAGCGGCAACGCATACTTAGAGATTGTTTATTCAAAAATACCTACAGACTTATCATCTGCAAGTTCTAATCTTGACATAGACGATGTATACGGCAACGCAGTAATTGATTATGTTCTTTTTAGGGCGTATCAAAAAGACTCTGAATATGCAGGAAATGCACAACGATCACAAGTTCATTACCAGTTGTTTTTAAATTGCATAGGACAAGGTCTGCAGGCACAGGAGCTAATCAGCCCAAACAACGACAGGACAAGTAATATAGGTGCTATGTCTCCAGTAATGCAGGCGCCACAACAAGGAGGATAAGATGGCAACATACTCTTCTTTAGTCAAAGAAGTATTGCCCTACGTGCCTTTTTGTCCTGATTCTTTAGTAGAGCAACAATTACGTGCTACTACTATTGAATTTTGCGAGCGTTCTAAAGCATATATCTTAGACATGGATCCATTTAACACCATTGCTGGTGTGTATGAGTATGATTTTGAAATACCAAGTGGCACGGAAGTCCACCAGATCTTACTTATGACACACGATGGTAAAGACATGGACCCGATTAGTCCTAGAAGTTTAGAGTTAAACTATCCAGATTGGAGAGATAGAACAGGTAATCCACATGTTTACTTACAAAAAACCCCAACCACTTTTTGGTTGGTGCCTGTTCCTAGCGGATCTAAACAAATTATTGCTAGTGTAGCTTTAAAACCAACTAGGACATCTAACAATATAGATACAACTATTTCTAATACTTATAGAGATGCATTGATTTATGGGACATTATATAGGTTACTACGTATGCCTAAACGAGAATGGTCAGACGTAGGAGCAGCACAAGAATATTATTTTCAGTTCACGCAAGAAATAAAACAAGCTGAACTAAGGGCTAGAGGAGGAGACCTTGGAGTTAAAAGAACAGTTAGATATAAAGGACTCGGCATGCCAAGAAGAAGGCGTGGTAGAAAGTACGGACAAGAACTCGACTATTGAGGATTTAGTCCCTACTGACATACGCACTTGTTGGGAAGAAGTTAGGCCAGGCATAGAAGAAGTACTTAAAGATAGAACTTTAAGTTATAGACCAGAAGATATTTATGCTGCTTGTGTGACAGAACAGGCGTTCTTATACAAGGCAAGTTTTGGGTTTGTAATACTCACAGTAGAAGTAGATGAGTTTACAAAAGAACGAACTTTATTTGTATGGCTCGGTTATCTGTATGAAAAAGGTAACCATATGTGGGTCGAAAAACGAGACTGGTTTGATCAGCTCGCTAAAAGTATTGGTTGCAGTTATATAGGCGCCCATACTAAAATTAAAGAGTTAGAGCCCTACTTCACAAAAGAAGGTTGGGAGTTAGATACAAGGATATTTAGGAGAAAAGTTTAATGGCCGGTAAAATAAGACAAATGGCAGGGAAACCTAAAAAAGATAGGTATAGAGCTACATCCATAGAAAAATTTCAAACAAAGTTTGCTAATGAGCTGCTTAATAAACTTAACCCACAGATTAGGTCTATCATAGGTAAGATACGTGATTTTGCAGACCAAGATTTTGTTTCTGAGGGAGAAGGGATAGGAAACTTTGACGCAATGAAAATAGCAAAAAATATTCCAGGACCTGTGGGAACTGGTGTACAGGTTGGTATCGGTGTAGGTAATATGTTAAGTAAGACTGCAAATGTTAATGATTCAGCAGACCTAACGATTGGCAAGCTAGCAAACATATCAACAAGCGGCACCAAAGGGTTGATAAAAAGCAGAGATGCTAATTTATTAGCCTTAAAAGGACAAATGGGAGAGTTTGATACTCTTACAAAAGGTTTAACGGCTAGTACTAAATTAGCTACTAATGATCTATTAAGTACGGCAGCGGCTAAAATAAAACGTGATACAGCGGGTATGAATTTATTCAAACCGGCTTTAGAGTACACAGGGTATCAACTATTTAAGGACGATTAAGCTATGGCATTAGACCCCGGATACGACCCAACTGGAAATTTAGAAAGTTTCTTACGTTCTGATTATGAGCGTTTTATGAACGAAGATGCCCCTTTTCAAGATAGGCTTCTTAGACAAGCCATGAGTGATACTTCTATTGTTGATAGAGCTAGAGAAATAGCACCTATGGAAATAGAAAAACAAAGGCAGATAGCCGCTCGTAATTTAGAAAGATATGGGGGAGGTAACTTAAGCCCTGCTCAAAGAAAAGAAATGGAAAGAGCTCAACAGAGATCGGGCAGATTAGCTACTGTTAACACTATAAACTTAGCTAGACGAAACCAAAGAGAGGTTAATCAAGCACTAAGGGCACAATTATTAGCTTCTTTTAATAGACAAAAAGCATCTGCAACAGGTATGTTGGCGCAATCAGGACTTGCTCAAGTTTCTAGAGAAAATGCTTATAGAGATGCTAAAGCTCAATACAGACAGAATTTGTTTAGCCTAGGCGGATCTTTAATACGAGGAGCAATCCAAGGCGCAACGGGAGCAGGCGGAGGCGGAGGCACCTAATGTCTAATAAATATTTAGCAGAAGAAGATTACCAAGCAAGCGGTCTTATATACAAACTACCTCTTGGTATAGGTAAGGCTTTTCAAGATGCTATTATCCCAGAGCGGGTTCAACAAGAACGGTTAGCAGAACAAAATAAAATTAAATTAGAAGGGGACTCTGTAATAAGAAACCTTAATGATAGCTTAATAATAGACATGAGGGCAGACGGGCTACTTGGGGAAAACTACAAACCTTTAGAAACAGAAGACTTAAGTTTTGGTGAAAATCTTTTATCAGTAGGTAAAGAAGGTAATCAGTTTACTCCTAAGTATAACGAATATATAGAAGCTTTGTTTGGCGACTTTCCTTTGTTAACTAAAACACAAACCATGGGTGGGACAGTTGAAGACTTTAAACCTACTAGGGTTGTGTACAATCAAACTAACAATAGTGTATTTTTAGTAGGAGAAAACTACAAAGGAGAAATAGCTCCTAAAACTCTCATGGCAACAGATGCTCCAGATGATGAGATAGCAGAATACAGCATGTCAGATTTTAATGAACTAGCTAAACTAGCTCTTAATACTAAGTATATAAATTCTAATCAAAAACCTGGATATTTAAGTAATGCAAAGGAAGACGCTAATGCTATGGCTGATGATGTCTACGAGGAAATAGCTATGGCTATAAAAGCAGCTAATGAAGAAGGTTTAATAGATGATCCTGATGTCCTTAACCAATTTAATGAAGGCATCACATCTCTTATTGCAGGGCAACAAGATGAAGAAAAATCTAAACAAATAGATGACAGACTGCCCCCTGTGTCTCTAACAGAAGTCAGACCTGACATAGCAGAACTGTTACCAGATCAGGTAGGACCACCAGAACCAGGGTCTAAACAAGCTCAAGCTATGGCGGCTATTCCTATGGTAGAAGGTGCAGAGGTAAGCGAAGAAGATAAAAATGCTTTAGTAGCAGCCTGGAATAATATGAACACTGCTGAAAAAGTGTCCTTGTTAAGTACAGGTTTACTAGTTATCCCTGGAGTGGGTGCTGTAGGGTACGGCGTTATAAGGGGCTTATCTTTAACTGCTGGTATGTTGTCTAGAGCTAAGATAGGTACAAAACTTTTAGACTGGTCTAGAAAAGCAGTTACTAGACCTAAAACACAGCCAAAAGCCGTATCTAAAAAAGGCGACAAGTTTGATGTTGATTCTCCACAAGGTCAAACGATTGTCAAAGCTGGTGAAGGTGATCTGAAGAACAGGACAGTTAGTCAGAAACTAATAGACTTTGGTAAAGGAAAAGGAACTGGACAAAACCCAAGAGTTGTAAAAGATCCAGTCTTAGATGATGCAGGTAATGTAGTTAGAGAATTTTCACCAGGCAGGGCTGGCACAGTAGGTGCGGTTGGTATCGGTGTAGGTGGTAACGTAGCAGCGGGTATGATACAAGGTGAACTCGATGAGATGGAAGATGCAGGCATGAAAGATGCAGACATGAAAGAAGCTACCCCGACCTCGAAAGAAATCGGAACTCTCGATATACCTACTTTTAAAAACGTACAAGAAGCAGTTGATTTTTTTCAGAACGAAGACAACTATAATAAATTTGTTCAGATAGCCACTAGCCAGGGGGCTCAAAATGTCGCACAAAAACTAGAAGATGCATTTGAAACTCTTGGCGTAACAGACGCTCAAAGTTTTACTACTAACCTAGAAGAAATAAAAAAACAAGTTAACCCACAAGGTGAGTTAAATGTAAATCAAACGTTGGCTGCTCTTATAGCTGAAAGGTCAGGTACAGACAAAGAAACACAAGCTACTCTTTTTGCTAATACTTTAAACGCTTTGACCAGCTCAGATAGATTAGGGTTTGACGTTGCTAAGGAACGAAGATCCATAGTAACTGAACTACAAACCGCTAACCTAGAAGATTTTGAATCTGCTTATTTAGGAGAAATTGATACCAGTGGTTTTATAAAAGAAATTAGTGATCTCTTTAACTCTGGCTCTTTTGATGATTTAGAAAATCAAATGTTATTACAGCGTCAGAGGTTTGCAGGGGGTAAAGGTTCTATTTTATTCCCACAATATATTATGACCCCTAGCGGACCTCGTAATGTGGCAAGAGAAAGGTTGCTAAGAAACCCTGCATTGCAACAGTTAAATGCAACTCAAAGAACTGTACTTCAAAATAATTTAGATAAAGCTGAGAACCTAGAAAGAGCCCAAACCAACCAAGTAGTCAAAGCTTTAGTTAATAAATATAGTAATACCAATATTTTCGAAAGTATTAGAAATCTGTTTGCTGGTAGAGGACCCTTTGCAAACCCTGAAGACGAGATTTTTAGTTATATTACTGTAGAAGTAAATCAAAGAGAAGATGGTAGCTACGATCCTGTACGTTTTATAGTAAGACAACCAGGCACTGGGGCAAGAAGCAGTGCAGTAATTGAAGACCAAGAATTTATTAGAGAGTTTGGTACTTTAGATTCAACATATCAAATGAGTTTCTATGCGAACTTACCTAAAGGTAATATAAAAGTTTTAAACAAATAATGTATGGCAATAACAAAAGACTTTATAGGCAGCCAATCCGAAAGGGATATAAGGACTAACAATCTTAAAGATTTAGATGGTTTTGTAGGTAGCCAATCTGATAGAGTACTTGGTGCAGAAGATCGTGTAGAAGTAGATGACTTAACCTCTGGCATTGAACGTTTTCGTGCTTCCTTTAAAACAGGACAATCTACTCTTGTAAGTTCTTTTCAAAACTTTGATGCGTCTATTGCTTCTCTAACTGGCAATAAGGAAAGGATGAATGAGTCCTTAAGACGTGCTAAAGAGGAACAAGAACAAGGTGCTTATTATCTTTTAGACAGTCAACCCTTTGAAGAATTTATAGAAGCCCCAACCTTTAGTGGTTTTATAGACAGCGCTATAGAAGCCACAGGACAATTTGCACCTACTGCTATAACTAGTATTATTGCAGCCATGACAGGGGCAGGAGTGGGGGCTGGTTTAAGTTATCTCACGGGCTCGAGCCGTTTATTTGCTGCAGCTGGTAGCACGGGACTTACTACAATACCTGCTAGTATAGCCAGCAAAAATTTTTTAAAGTCCGAAGTAGAGGATATACTTAAGAAAAAAGTCACTGTAGATGTCCTTAAAAAACAAGGTAAGAAAACTGCAATCACTATGACACCCCAAGAAGAGAAGGTAATTAATCTTCTTTACCCTTACTTACGTAGCCAACTTAGAAACAAGTATGCAACTAGAGGTGCAGTAGCAGGAGCTTTTGCACAAGAACAACCAATCGGCGCTGGTATTGCTTTTGGGGATTATGCTGAGCAAGACATGACAGATCCAATAACAGCTTTTAGAGCTCAACAACAAGGTCTATTTTTTGGTGCTATAGGAGTTGGTAGTGAAGCACTTATTTATAAAGCGATTGTAAGCAATGTAAAAAGTAAGGCTGCTAAAAAACTAATTAATGAAAGAGCTGTGATAGATGCGCCTAGAAATAATACGTTAGATATTGTTTCTAGAGGACTTGGGGTAGGAGCGTTGACTGGTGTATCAGAGGGACTAGCAGAGTTAGGTCAAGAAGAACTGTCCGTGCAACAAAAGCTACAGATCGATAGAGACTACACGAGAACGCAAGCCAACTTAGATAGACTCCAAGCTTTGTATATGGGGACTATAGGTGGTATGGGTATAGGTACAGCAACCGGTACTTCTACTGCAGTCATTGGAAAAATGCGAGAGTTAGCAGAGATAGGGTATGAAAAGAGAATGTTTGACCTTTATCAAAAAGCTAAAGGTAGAGAACTAAACCCTGTCTTAGAAACTCAAAATGATTTAAGTGCACAGTTTGCAGATTTACAAGATCCTAATGTTAATAGAGATTATGTGTGGGTTGATGCACAAAACAACAAAGCTTTTTCTAATATTGCAAATAGGATAGATAAAATACCTAACCTAGAAAAAACTATGATACCAGGAGTCGGCACTTTCTTTACTCTTGATGGAGACCTTAACCAAAGATTTATAAATACTATGAGTGCGGGCGCTTTGAATAGACAAAGACTCTTAAACTTTTTAGATATATACGGAAACAAGCCACCTAGTGAAGGAACTGGACAACGGGTCGTAGTAACTGTGCGTGATAAAAATGATTCGATCCTACAAAGGTATGATGTTGGGGCAGGACAAGAAGAAGAATCTGCTATAACTGCAGCTCAAAATTATATAGGCGGACCTGATGGTACTAATGGTAGAAGAATTGTAGTTCAAACTTTAGAAAATTTTAATGAGTCGCGAGCAGACAAGTTCCCAGATCAACAAGAGGCAATGGAAGAAGACTTGAATGATTTCGAAAGCCTACAGCAGCAAGCGGAATATGACCCTTCCCAAGATGAGTTCCAAACTTTTGATACTGAACAAGAAAGACTTTTTGCTCAAGGGGTGACTGAACCTACAGTAGTAAAAGATGCTAATATTAGGGGAGAAAAAGTACAACAGGGTTCTGTTGAAAATCCATTTACTAAAGCTGATGGCAAACCGTATGCTAGTAAAAACCCAAAGTTTCAAGTAAAAGAGACTGGTCAATTTCAAGACCTTCACAAAAGGATTCTTGAACTTATACCTGAAGAACTTAGAGAGTCAGGTTTTCTTAGACTTGCTAGGGCAGGTAAAATTAATGACTCTGCCGCTAAAAAATATATTGAACTAGCCGAACAAGAAACTTTATTTTCTGGCCAAGGTTATGGTTTTGCTGAAAAAGGAGATGGGGTAGTTATATACAAATACAATTTGCCAGGCGCTACTATGGATGGGCCTATAGAAAAAGATATGGCGGCACGAATAGTAAATAATGTAAAAGGTAATAAAACACTTAGTGAGAAAGATAGAACAAGCAAAGACCCTAGAAGTAGAAAACGATATGCAAGGTTTGCTTTAAGAAACAACGATACCGGAGAGGTAACACCTGTTGATATAAATAGGTTTACCAATACTGGTAGAAATTTAGCCAATGTATTTGGACAAGGAACGGACGGAGATTTTGAATCTGCCATAGGAGGGTTTGCTTTCTTGTTCTCAAGTTTAAATCCAGAGACTCGTGGCCCAGGCCCTTTTATGGATCAAAGAAAAGAACTGCTACCTAACTACACTCTTCTTTATGATGGTGGCAATGTTTTAACTGAATCAGAGAATTTTGTTCCAGTTCAAGATTTAAGTGAGAGCGAGTTTCAGAACTTAAAAATTTACAACAAAGAAGGTAGACCTTTGTCTATGACACAAATGAGTAGGGCTTTATCACAAGAGGTGCCAAGCGCAGGAAAACGAACACGTTTGACAGATAGACCTGGTATGGAAGGTTTAGATTATGGCAACCTATCTGATGTTGAAATGACTGAACTAGAAGCAGACTTAGCAGTGCAAGAACTAGAAGAAGAAATTGAAGCATTAAAAGCGCGGCAAGCAATAGACCTTGAAGTTAGAAAAGAAGGATTGACTGAAAAAGAAATAGCAGACGGGTTTTTTAATAGTTTTGCAAAAGATTCACAAGGTGTGGTGATAAGAGATAAGACTGGTAGACCTTCTGTAAAGAAAAAAATAAAACCTTTTCAACAGACAGAATCTATGATTTTAGAAGATGGCCAAGAAGTAATAATCAAAAAAACTATAAATTTAAAACTTTTAGAACAACACCAAAGAGACCAAGTGTTAGCAAAAGAAAAATCTTTGGCTTTCGCACAGAATAGATACTCTTATGCACAGAAAAGTTTAAATGACCAGCTTGAGGTTGCTAGAGAAGGTAGGATGGCAGAAGATATAACTGATCAATATGCTTACGAATCTTTTCCTTTATATAACACTAAAGTAAACAGACCTTTAAATAAAAATTTAAAAGGGATTCAAAAACAGCTAAGTACCCCTAAAACAAAAAAACAAAAACCCGCCCCTCAAGAAGAAGTAAAATTAACTGGACTAGAAGAACAAGCTTATTCTTTAATGGAAACTGACTCAGTAACCATATCTAACATACAAAGAACATTTAAAGTTGGGTATCTTAAGACAGTAGAGGCTTTAAATAATTTGTTAGATAAAAAACTAATTGAAAGAGACACTCAGTCTGAGTTCATTAAGTTTAAAAGATCTGATCAACGTTCTGCATTGTCTGACTACAGGCTTATACCAGAAGCAACTGGCGCAACTGGTCTAACTTCAAAACAACAAGATAGGGAGACTGCAGAAAGAACAGCCAGATTACAAGCACAAGAACCTGTACAACAAGAACCTGTACAACAAGAGCTAGACTTTACTCCAGAAGTAGAAGCAGCCCCAAAAGAAGAAAAAGTATTTTACAGCAGCACAATAGAACAACATTTAGGTTTAGAGTTCTTAAACAGTATGAAGAAGATTGCAAAAGATGTTCTAGGTTTAAAAAGAAACTTACTTGTTTTTAGTACAGACGAAGAGATTTTTGTAGAAGACCCACAACTACAAGCTAGGATAGATGCAGCTCTTAAAATGTTTAACCCTGAAAACAAATATAGAGGTTTAAATTTAAGAGGTAAAGGCAACACGGATGTGCTGTTAGTACAAACTAGAGAGGGTTTTAATGCAGAGGACCAAGGAGCCAGATTGTTTGCTATCGCACATGAGATAGGACATTCTTTTATATACCAGGAGTTAGACAGAAGTTTAAAAGTCCCTAGACTTAGAAAAGCCTTAGAAAAAGCTTTTCAAAAAGAGTTAGAGACTAATTCTACGGAACAGTATCAATTACCTAAGGGCAAAGGCTTTCAAGAATGGATATCTGACCAAGTGGCGGTATTTTTAGTAGACGAAACAAAAAAAGCTAAGAACCAAGAAGAGTCTTTTTACAAGAGTATAGCTACTAAAATAAAAGCTTTCTTTACTAAATATTCAGAGATTGCAAATAGAAGGTTTACCATGAACCCTGTCTTTAATGACTATATCCAAGAAGTAATGTTGTCCAACAGAAACAACAACTTTAGATATGAACAAAAAGCTTCAATAGAAGAAAACGTAGAAAACCTTGAAAAAGTACTTAATAAGAACGCCCCCAAAACTTTACAAAGGACAGTCAATAAAATTATAGAAACAGGTGAAATACCTAGCTCTAAAGTTGATTCTGCTACCCGTACCTTAAGAACAATCTTTCAAGATAAAGATGGCCTATTGAGAAGCTTTGGAGAACCAGGCAAAGCTTTAGCAAAACTATTCAAACAAAGGGTGGGCACTAGAGAAGCAACAGGGTATTTGACTAAAGTATTTAGTCTTGCCCGTGCCAAAATGAATGAAGTACAAACAATATTAGGTGTTGAGACAGCTAGTGATATGAACCAAGAAGTAGAAAAAATACTGCAAGAGTTAGAAGATCCAGATAACCAACAACTGTCTGAAAAAGCCCAAGAGATACGAAACTTTTTAACTAAACATTACAATGATTTAAACCTTGGAGAGTTAGGGGTTGGGTTCTTAGAAAGTTATTTCCCAAGACTATTTTTAATGGAGGAGCTTCTTAATGATCCTGGTAAGAGAGAACAACTGGCAAATCTTTTAGTTGAACATAACGACACTTTAACAATTTCAGATGCAAGAGATGCTATTGTTGAAATGTTAAAAGACCCAGAAGAAGATGCAAACTTTAGTAGAGATGAAGAAGAAAGTTTTGCAGTGGGCATGCTTGCACAAAGGGCAGAACTATTTAGAAACATACCAACTAAAGATTTGCGAAAAGCTGGGCTATTAGAGGATGCTTCTTATTCCTTGCAAAGATACATACAAAACTCTGTTAAAAGAAGAGGATTTGCAGACTTTGGAGGCAGCAAAGCAATTAATGAACAACTTAATAAGATAAAAGACCCTAAAGAAAGAGCGCTTGCAGAGGACGCGGTTAGAGCAATTTTAGGAAGAGTAGACCCAATACAAAGTAATTTATTTAGGGGTGTAAATAACGTAGGTTTGTTTTTCAATGTAGCTACTTTATTACCTTTATCAGTGTTTGCTTCTTTCCCAGATGTAGCAGGGCCTATACTTAGATACAGAGGATTCCCACCTTTCTTAGAAACTATGCGTACTATAATGGCAGCTATGTCCGAACCGGAGTTAGCTAAGTTCGGAAAAGATATAGGTGCGACAGGCATAAACGCTATGAACGAACAGTATGTAGGCGCTGGTGAGTTGCAGTACACAAGCAAAGGCACGAAACAAGCTACCAATAAATTCTTTAGGTTTATACAACTTGAACAGTTTACTAACTTTACTAGGCGATTTGCCGCAGGTATGGCAAGGATCTTTCTTATAGACAACGCTAACAAAGCTATAGCAGGAGATGAAGTTGCACAAAGATACTTAGCAGAATTAGATGTTACAGCAGAAGAAATTTTAGCATGGGGTGATGGTGACATTACTGCCCCTGGTAATCAGAGGGTCAGAGTAGCATTAGCTAGGTTTGTTGATGAAGCTATTGTAAGACCAAACGCTGCGGAAAGGCCTCTTTGGGCTTCTGATCCTAGGTTTGCTTTAGTGTGGCAACTAAAGTCTTTCTTCTATTCTTATGGTAAGAACATAGTTATGGGTACAGGTAGAGAAATGCAATCTAGAATGGAGGAAGCAGGTATAAAAGGCGCAGCTGTACCTTTATTTATGGCAGCTGTCACTTTACTACCACTAACAATGTTAGGTTTAGACATGAGAGAAAGATTTAAAATCGGTTTAGCTTGGGCATTGCCCGGAGTTAGTCCGCAGGACAAAAACTATAGAAGGTCTTTAGACATGGATATGGGTGAATATTCTATTGAGATTTTAGATAGATCTGGGCTTTTAGGCCCTTACACTATGGCATTGCCTTTATTTATAGACGAGAAAAGATATGGAGACCCATTATGGGTAGGACCGTTAGGACCAACTATAGGCACTGGTTATGACTTAATATCGGGTGATATTAAGGCAAGAAATTTAATTCCATTTTATTCAGCATTATAGGTATAATTAATTATGGCATACTCAGACACAATTAAATTCGTAGTAGGAGATACTTTACCGTCTTTAGAGTTTACTTTGAAGGATAGCAATACGGCTGCTGCAGGTAAAACTTTAGATGTAGAAAACTCAGATACTTGGGCTGCTATAGATTTATCTGGTGGTTCTGTAAAACTTAGGATAAGAGAAGTCGGACAAACTACTATTATAAAAACAATAACCGGCACGTTAGCAGATGCTTCAAACGGTAAAGTAACTTGTGCTATACCATCCGGCACTTGGACCACAGCAGGTACGTTTGAAGGCGAATTAGAATACACTACCTCAGGAGGAGGCATACATACTGTTCAGGACTTGATCAAGTTTAAAGTCAGAGATGACTTCGATTAATGTCACTTAAATCAAAAGTAACCTACGTAAAACTGAAAGGTTTTATCTTTCGTGTAGATCTTCGTGCTGGGGTACATGTCCAGTCTATAAAAATAGCAGACCTATACCTAAACCCAGATACCATAGATAGACTACTTGCTGATAGCTTTGGCGCTACAGAAATACTTACTTATAACCTAGACAAGAGAGCAGACGATGCAACATTCGTTAGTGAAGAACTCGCATATGATTTAAGTAAAGTACTTGCAGACTCTGTAGGCATTACAGAAAGCATAGATATATTAAGAACATTAGGAGTCAGCTTTACAGATACTTTCGGTATGGCCGATGCGCCTGTCGTGTCATTTGGTAAAGGGCTAACAGATAGTACGTCTGTAACAGAAGTTTTAACACGAGCAGTAGAAAAAGGTTTATCAGACAGCACTAGTGTGGTGGAAGTTGCAGTGTTACAACCTAACTTAGCTAAGTCTGACTCAGTATCTATGTCAGAGTCTTTAACACGTGTAGTTGACTACGCACGATCTTTTTCTGACGCTATAAGTTTAGATGACAGGACTTCAGTATCAGATCCACTTGCTACAGACATAGACGCTTTTAAAAACAACATTGCAACGATGTCAGAAGTCTTGACATACGCGTTTGCTAAAGAGCGTTTAGATAGTTTTAACATGGTTGACAGCCCTGCTATTGCGCTTGCACGGCCTGTTGCAGACACTATGTCTCTATCTGACAGTCCCGTGTTAGAACCTAATTTGGGTAAATCAGATAGCACGAGTCTGTCAGAAAGCCATGTTTTAGATACAAGTTTAGGGAAAGGAGATGATGAAGAGGTCTTTATAACAGAAGCACCCGCCTTTTCTACCAGTTTAGGTAAGTCGGATAGCATTAGTTTTACTGATGCAGAAGCAATTGCTAGTGCATTTGCTAAGTCTGATTCACTTAATATTACTGAGGCTCTTACACATAGTCTTGGTAAATCAGCACAAGATAGTGCTACAATAACAGAGTCGATAGCCATTCTAACTGCCAATAGACTGAGCGCCCTGAATGCTTCGGCTTTAAATAGTAATACACTTAACTAGGAGAAATTATGTTAAATGACGGCTTAAAATTAACAGGTAAACTTTCGATTGCCATTAATGATGAAGTGGTCCAAGAAGTTCCTAACTTAGTTGTTACTGCGGGAAAAAACTACGTAGCAGACCGTATAAAGAATAACTCTACAGTTATGTCTCATATGGCTATTGGTACTGGTACTGCAGCTGCCGCAGCAGGTAATACTGCTTTAGGTAGTGAGTCAGCTAGAACTGCGTTGACATCTTCAACCGTTACAGATAACGAAATTGTATATGTTGACACTTTTGCAGCTGGTACTGGTACAGGCGCTATAACAGAAGCAGGTATTTTTAATGCTTCTTCTGGCGGCACAATGTTATGTAGAACTGTTTTTTCAGTAGTTAACAAAGGTGCTTCAGACGCAATGACAATTACTTGGACAGTAACAGTTTCGTAAACTAAAGGAGGTTTAAGTTGGCTATTGTTTTTAAGAACAATGCGACTACAACCCTAGCGGGAAGTATAAACTCAAGTGCTACATCTATTAGTGTTGCAGATGGGTCTGTCTTTCCTTCTTTAAGTAGCGGAGAGTCGTTTTTTGTCACGTTCGACGACGGGACAAACAGAGAAATAGTAAAAGTTACTGCAGTAAACAGTAACACACTTACTGTCGTTCGTGCACAGGACGGAACCTCTGCGCGTGCATTCTCCACAGGTGATGCTTGTGATCTTCGTGTTACAGCAAAAATTCTAGAGTCATTCCCACAATTTGATGGTAATTCACAAACAGGTGTCATTGACATAACTGGTGTAAAAATAAGTGGTTCTGAAGTCATAGACAGTTCAGGAGCATGGCAAGGTCCTACTGGTGGTATTAAAGGTCAAAAAGGTGAGGTTGGTGGAACTGGCCCAACTGGTAATACAGGACCCACTGGCCCAACAGGTCCTACTGGTCCAAGTGGTCCAACAGGTTCTGCGGGTTCTAAAGGTCAAAAAGGTGAGGTAGGTAACACAGGCGGCACTGGTCCAACTGGTCCTACAGGCCCTACTGGTCCTGCTGGTAGCAATGGGTCTGACGGTAGTAAAGGACAAAAAGGTGAAGTAGGTGCTACAGGTCCTGGGGGATCAACTGGTCCTGCTGGTGACGATGGTAGCGCAGGCCCTACTGGTCCGACTGGTCCGACTGGTCCGACTGGTCCGACTGGTGCTAAGGGACAAAAAGGTGAAGTTGGTGGTACAGGTCCAACAGGTGGTACGGGTCCAACAGGCCCTACAGGTCCTGCAGGTGACGACGGTAGCGACGGGGCAGCTGGTTCTAAAGGTCAAAAAGGTGAGGTAGGTAGTACAGGTCCAACAGGACCTACAGGTTCAACAGGCCCAACAGGTAGTAAAGGTCAAAAAGGTGAAGTAGGGTCAACAGGTAGTACAGGCCCAACTGGTCCAACAGGACCAACAGGTCCAACAGGTAGTACGGGTGCAGCTGGTGATGATGGGTCAGATGGTAGTAAAGGTCAAAAAGGTGAGGTGGGTTCAACAGGACCTACTGGTCCACAAGGCTCTACAGGGCCAACAGGACCAAGTGGGCCGACTGGTCCAACAGGTAGTACTGGTACAGGTATAACATTTAAAGGACAAGTTGCTAATACAGGAGCTTTGCCTACATCCCCTACACCAAGTCAAGGTGATGCTTACATAGTACAAGCAGACGATAGTTTACATATTTATGCAGGTTCTAGTTTTACAAGTGGTGGTTCTATTCAAGGACCAACAGGCGCAACAGGACCAACTGGACCAGCAGGACCTACAGGTGGAACGGGACCAACAGGACCTACAGGCCCAACTGGGCCAACAGGTGATGCAGGTGGTACTGGACCTACAGGTTCTAAAGGTCAAAAAGGGGAAGTAGGTTCAACAGGACCTACTGGTGGTACAGGTCCAACTGGACCAGCAGGATCTAACGGGTCTGACGGTTCTAAAGGGCAAAAAGGTGAAGTTGGTGGTACCGGTCCTACTGGTGGCACTGGACCGACTGGACCAACGGGGCCTACAGGATCAACCGGTTCTACTGGGTCTAAAGGTCAAAAAGGACAAAAGGGTGCAACAGGCGGTACAGGACCTACTGGACCTACTGGACCAGCAGGTGGTGACGGAGATGATGGTGCTACAGGACCAACTGGACCAACTGGACCAACAGGACCTACAGGTGCTAAAGGGCAAAAAGGCCAAACAGGTGGCACTGGACCTACAGGACCTACAGGA